TAGCGAATGGACGAATACACGAAAAGTTAGATAAAAAAGAAATAAAATATTTACAAACAAAAATAAATAACCTCAAAGAGGAAACTAAACTAAAAGAATCGTATTTAAAAGAGTTAGATTCTTTTACTAAAGCTGTAGAAGGTATATCTTCTCAAATTGCAGAATTTCAAAGTGGCACGTTAGGTAAATTATTTTCTGGTTTTTTTGGAAAATTAACTGCTGTTCTTGGTGGCGCTACCCTTGGCGCTGCTGTCCTAAATGTATTAAACCAATCAGATAAGGCTTTTGTTAACATCGCAAAAGCTGCTGGCACATCTGTCTCTGCTAGCGGCCAAATGAGAAAACAGTTTATAGCAGCTTCGGGTGCGCTTCAGCAAATGGGTATAGATACCGAGCAGCAAGCGGCGATAGTAAGTGATGTTATAAACACTTACGGAAAGTTGGCTTATGTAACTCAAGAAAACCTTGAAATCACCGGCTCTCTTATGTCGGGACTAGGAATGAGTTCCGAAGAAGCGGTTGGTACATTAAAGATATTGACCAAGACGTTAGGTATGTCCGCGGCGAACGCTCAAGATTTTGCAAACACAATGAAAAATGACGCTGTAAACGCAGGTATATCTGCTAGTTTGGTATTTAGAGATGTTACCTCTTATTCAGAACAAACTAATGCTGCGTTATTAATGGCTCCCGAAAGATTGAAACAGGCCGCTATAAGAGCTAGACAATTAGGTACAAGCTTAAGTGAATCAGCTAGCGCTGCTGAAAACTTCCAAGACTTAGAAAGCAGTTTAGGTTTATCTCAAGAAGCCGCAGTTTTGTTTGGGGCAAAATTCGATGCCATGGAAATGACAAGACTTGCAAGAGCAGGAGATACTGAAGGTCTGCAAAACAAAGTACTTCAATCTCTAAAAGACCAAATAAACGCTAAAGGTGAATTAGTAACAACGGACAAATCTCAAGTTGAATTCTTAGAAAAAGTTTTAGGTAAAGATTACCCTGCGATTATAAAATCTTTTACTCTTCAAAATAAATTGAAAGGTTTAGGTGTAGAAGCCGCGGAAGAGCAAGCCGCCGTTGAGCAACTAATTTTGGAAAAAGGAACAAGCTTGGCCGAGGTTAACGCCCAATATTTAAAAGATAACAAAGAAGCCATTAAAGACAAGATGACTTCTCTGGCGGCCGAACAGGACCTTCGTGATTTGGCAACACAAAACCAAGCCACACTTGAAAAAATAGGTAACACTTTTAAATCAGCGATAGTGCCACTTACCAATAATGTAGTGGACGCGTTTATTGATATATTTGGTTCAGGCCAAGGTATTGATGAAGCTCTAGTAGGTTTCAAAAACACTCTTGAAGGCATAATGCCATCAAAAGATACTTTGGTGGAAGGATTTAAAACAATAAAATCAGTAGTTACAACCATATCAAATATGTTAAAGTGGGTTTTTGAAAATCCTAAACTTTCTATTATAGCTGGTCTAGCTACTATGCTTGTAGGTGGCGCTGTTAAGAAAAAAATTGGTTTAGGTAAAGCCGATGGAACGGAGAGAAATCCTTTATATGTAAAAATGGCTGATGCCGCTTCTGGTTTACTCGACTCTTTATCAAGTTTTGGAGCCGATGCCGTAACCACCACAAGTAAAGAAGGGCCATCAACGCCCAAGTCCTTGCCCAAAGTACCCAAAGGCAAAGGTGGTGCGATTGTAGGTTCCGTTTTGGGCCTTCTTAGAGGAGCTGGACCGAAGATGTTGACCGGCCTAAAGGAAATTTTCTCCGGAGCTATTGGTAAAGGTTTTCTAAAAAAGATACCTTTGTTGGGTTTGTTGTTTTCCATGTACGATATGATAGATAGGTTTAAAAAAGGTGATTATCTTGGCGCTGCTATAGAGTTTGTTGCAGCTGTTGCTAGCTTATTTCCTGGCATTGGTACAGGAATAGGTATCGCTTTAAGTGGAGTGAACGTTGCTAGGGATATGGCTGGCGGTGGTAAAAATGCTGTCGCTGATGGTTTGGAAGCTGCAAAAAATGGAGCTGCCGGACTGGAAACCCCAACAAAACCAAGTACAGCCCCACCCCCACCTCCAGCAGCAGGCACGCCCAGTAAACCCACATCGAAGTCACGAGGAGGCAGAAGAAGAAGAGGTGGCGGAGCTAGCATGGGGGCTAACATACCAAATAGTGTTTCCGAGGTGAATGTAGAAGGAATGTCTGCCGAAGAGTTAGCTGCACAATATGGTGTTGATATTAGTGGCGGAGGATATGGTTTTAGCGAAGAGGCCATAAAAAAAATGAGTCCTCAAAAAATAAAAGATTATTTGCAAAAAAATAATATAGATCAATTAGATAAGATGTCTGCGTGGCAAAAGCTCAAAATGTATACCAGCGCAAAGTCGGGTGATTTTGACGTTGAAAAACTAGCCAAGGGCAAAGCCGATAAAGTGGGCGCAGCTCCAAGAAAACCAAATCCGATGGGTGAGATTTTTAATGAACCAACACTTCTTGTAGCAGAGGAACGTCCGGGCGAGATGTATTTACCAATGGAACGTTGGATGACCGGAAAACCTGTAGCTAAAGAAGTTGAAAGAGGAATGGAAAAAATGGGTTATAGGCGCGCCTTTGGCGGGTTAGGGCCGGTAGGTGTTAGTGGTGGCGCTGTTGGCACTGGCCTCGGTGCTAAGTCTGACCTAGGAGCCTCTTTAGGTGGCGCTCAAGCAGCTACAGCATTAGCTACATCTGCTGGTGACTTAACAGCATCAGAAAGAAGATTATCCGCTTCAATAAAAGATACCACTGACGCTCAGTTAGAACAGCAAAATGTGCAAGATCAGTTAAATAAAGATAGACTAGACGACCAAAAGAAATTTAGCTGGGGCTTTTTGGAAGCTGTTGGTAGACACATGGAAAGTGCGGAGACATTTATCAACAACAATGAAGCGTTGATGAATGAGATGGGGAGTGTGGGAGATTTCTTACAGAATAACTCGAAACTAATAGGTGATGTCGGTAGATTCTTGCAAGCCAAAGATAAAAAAGAAGCTGCCATAACGCTGGCTCTTGACACTTTACAAAACAAAATAGAAAGTAGCTTTGGTGAAAAAGGCGTTATTGCAAATGAAATAATAAGTGGTTTAAGAAACGGTATGAAACCATCACAAGCTGCTATGCAAGGGTTAGGTAATTTTCTTCTTGGTGATAGAAAAGCAAGAGAACAAAAGCAAAAAGATTACCTAATGGCCCAAGAAAAACAACAAAATTTAGAGGAATATTTTAGACAGCAAGGTTTAACTGACCAAGCAGAAATACAAGCAAGAGTATCAGAGGAACTGGACGCAAACACACAAGCTATATTAAATCAAGGTGATCCGAGCAAGGGAGGTGGACCAGGCACAAATACACTGATGAAAGAAGCTGTTGGTGATTTTGCCTTAGGTGTACAAGGATTAATGGCAAGCGGAAAAAGTTTTAAAGATGCTGCGAAGACACAACTAAAAGCTATGATACAACAGAAGTTGATAGAAAAAGGTATGTGGGCTTTATTCAACGCTGAGAAGATATTATTTGCTATCAAACAGGCTTGGGAAATTAGAAAAATGAGCACAGAGGCCGCATCGGAGGCGTTAGAAAATGCTGGGCCGTTGACAAAATTTTTTAGTAGTTTATTGGGTATAATACCTGCATTAATAGGTGCTTTAGCATCTGCCGCTGCTGCGATATGGGGTGCCTTAATTACGGGATTGAGCGCTTTATTTGGGGCGTTAATGGCAGTAGCAGGGGCGATATGGGGCGCTTTGTTTCCAGCGTTTGTTGCACTCCTAGCTGGTGTTTGGTCAGTGGTGGCCGCATTCTTTATGACCATAATTACCGTCATAGCCGGTTTAATACCGACTCTTATCGCTTTGATCGTTTCTATGGGTCCATTTGCTCTCATTGGTCTTGCCGTACTGGCGTTAATAGCCGTAATAATGATTCTTGTAAAATTCTTTCCACAAATAAAAAAGGCACTTACTGCAGTATTTAAATTTGTTGGCAAAATAGTTGTAAAAATTGTAGGAGCATTATTTAAAATGGTCAAAGCGCTGGTCTGGTCTATCCCCAAAGCAATAATAAAGGGAGCTCTTAAAATTATTAAGGCCGTAGGAGGTATATTTGGCAAAGTAGGTGGTGCGATGGTTAAAGGGATTAAGAATTTATTAGGAAAACTAAACCCATTGAATTGGTTTTCTGAAGGTGGAGTAGTAACTAAGCCTACAATGTCAATGGTAGGTGAAACCGGCGAAAAGGAAGTTATTGTTCCTGTTGATAGAATAAAGAGCGGCGGCAAAGTAAAACCAGAAGTTATGAGTGAGTTAAGATCTATTGCACCTAACATTGTTGGTAGTGGTGGTGGTGGTGGCGCTGGCGGTGATGCTGGTGGTGGGGGTAATGATGCTTTGATAAACGAAATAAAGATGTTAAGACAAGAAATTGCAGCGATATCAAATAGACCAATAGCTGTAACGCTGGACGGTAGACAAGTGGCTAAATCAGTAGGCGAAAGATTTACAGATATGTCAAACAATATATAAGAGAAATTATTATGCCTAAACTACTAACGTTATATCAAAATAGAAGAAATGATTATACCACTGAATTACGCTCTATAAAAGATAACATAGAACGTAAAGAAAGAAATATGGAATTGTATTTAAAATCACCATTAATGTCTGAGATGTTACAAAGATGGAATGCTGAAAAACAAAAATCTAAAAGGGATTCAGAAATTTCTGCGGATTTGCAAACCGTAGAAAGAGTAAAAGATGCCATAGATGGTAGGGAAGATAGAGCAGAGCAACGTAAGGATGACCTTACAAGAAGATGGAACAATAAAAATTATAATCCAATAGAAAAAAATAGAATTGGAAATATTCCACTTTACGGAGGGTCAGTTAAAGCATATCCAAGAGAAGATATTCAGAAAGATTATGTAAAAACCATTGAGAGAGTTGCAGATGCTATTGATGGTAGGGAAACAAGAGCAGAGACCAGCAAGGACGATCTCACCAGAAGATGGAAAAACAAAGACTATGATCCAATAGAAAAAAATAGAATAGGCAAATTACCTTCTGGTGGAGGACCAACAGAAAGATACCCAAGAGAAGATATTCAGAAAGATTATGTAAAAACCTTAAAGGATACCGAAAGAGATTTTTATGTAAGAAGACAAAACACAAATGAAGGTGATGATGACCTTATAAAAAGATGGAAAAATAACGAATTCAATCCAGCTAGAAGGTCTATAATAGGTATTAAGGAATTTTCTGGGCCCGTTGGAGCGAGAACAAGAGAAGAAAGAGCTATTGCTATAGATATAGCAAAAGGTACAGCTAGATACGACACTATAGGTGGAGCCACGCCAAACCCAACAAGACACTCTAACAAATATGTAGAAGCATCTGTTGAAAGAACATATCAGTCAAACAAAAGTAATTATGTTTACGCTTATGATTCGTTAGGGTATTATGATAAAGGCGTATCTAACGAAGGGTTGAGGATAAGTTTTGCTAATAAAGGTTTTAACTTAGGGCAAACTGAAGGATATAAACATTGGAATACAGAAGTAAACATTTTTCAAAATAGATCTGGAAACGCCAATGCTCAATACCAAGTTAGATCTGAGTTAGATGTGCATGTAGGCCCGCCGCCCAACAGAGAATTATTAGAAGACCTGTGGAAGGTACGTGCTAAAAACATAGGTGTTGGCAGTCCCATCAATGGTAAGGATAACAGTCAGGTGCCATTAGATTTGATATTGCAGCAAAACCAACTTTTACCAAGAAGAGGGGTTTTTTCTGCTTTGAGGACTGGCACTTTGGATGATGGAACAGAAGTAACTTTTAATGGTTTTGACACTAGCTTTACTGATATACAAAAATCTTGGGATTTGTTGTATACAAGAGACTATATAAATGAATTCAGGAATCCAGATGCTGAACCCGAAGAATCTTTAAGCCGAGGCACAAAAGGAAGCGTACCAAGAGGTTTTCTGTCAAGAACTGATATTAGAGATATTGAAGAACCAAGATATCTTAAAAGCGGAATAGCGACACCAAAAAGTGGAGCTATAAGCTTTGAAGAAGATGCTCAGTATTCAACATATATTTCAAGAGATAGAGGTTTTTATTCTAATATTGCTGGTAATGTGTATGGGAGTGGAGAGTTATTGCCTGCTGTATGGAATAGAGAACCAGTACAAACTCTTGAGACCGGAGAAGAGTTAGATGTAGATTCGCAAGCAAACCTTCTTGCAAATCAACAGTATTTTCCTTTTCTTTTTGAAACAGCTAATAGGTCGAAAGACCCTTATACTGGCGAAACAAAATCAGATACATTTGAGCAGTTTGCTTACTTTCAAGGTACATTATCTCAACTATCCGAACAATTTTCTCCATCATGGTCAAGCAGTCATTATTCTGGTAGAAGTGAAGAAGTACACACATATGAGAAATCAAGTAGAAACTTAGATATGAGATTTGTTGTTTTTGCCAACTCTGTAAGAGAACAACAAAATGTTTACGAGCGAGTAAATTGGTTAGCTCAACAAGTTTATCCTTTATACGACACCCACCCTGCTAAAATAAATGGTGGACCTATTATAAGAATAACTATTGGCGATATGTATAAGAGAGTTGGTGGCTTTATTAGAAGTTTATCTTTCAACTGGGATTTTCTTGGTCCTAACAAATGGCAAATACAAAGAGGTTTAAGGATGCCAATGGCTTGTGAAATATCTATTAGTTTTCAAGTAATACATGATAGACAGCCAGACAGAGATACAAACTTTTATCAAGGTTTATCTGAGGGTATGATGTCCGGTGGTGCTAGTTTTAGAGCTGGGAATAACGGTGCTGCCGATATAGGCGTTGGTCAAAATAATGACAATCAGTTTATAACCAACAATAGAGATGTTTGGTCTCCAGCAACTAATTTAATACCCCAAAATATTTCTGTTGACCCCAACAAACCACATGAAGAAACTTTCGTAAGTCTATTAGCTAGACATCAATTTGAATATACCGGATCCGGTGAAGCAAATTTTGTTGACGAACGAGGAAATAGAACAGTTACAGTAGGTGAAAGATTTACTTATGCTGATATTATTGCTGCAGCTGGAGGAGCGGAACAGCTTGAAGATTCAGCAGGTAGGAATAGCTTTGAAGAAAAAGAAGGTATTAACGGATAGAGAGGTTATTCGCGATGAGAATGTCAAGATACAAACATAACGATTTAGTTACGGTGTCAGAAAACAACGATAAAAACAAAACTTTTACTATGATGTCTACCTTTCCTACAATTTTACCAAAAGAAATAGAGACAGATGAAGATAGTTTTTACACAATAACATCTACTGATAGGTTAGATACAATAGCACATCAGTTTTATGGTGAAGCTTCTTATTGGTGGGTTATTTGTCTTGCAAATGAGATGTCATCTCCTTTTGACAAAACGTTAACTCCTGGAAAAATTTTGCGAATACCATCAAACGTAGAAAGAGTTATGACAGTTATTAAAGCAAAATCAAAAAAGGCTTATTAATATGGCAGAAGAGACTACGAGTCAATATAAAAAACCACACCCTAATGTTATTTCTGGTTGGCAGCAAAAAAAATATCTTATGCCCAACACAAAACTTAGTGGCCTAACCCCATTTATAAAATTATATTCTATTTTTAACGAAGATGAGGGTCTTTTATATCAAAGTGTAATACAAAGCAATGCAAACAGGACCGACAACAATCCTCGTTTGCCTGATGGATTTATAGAGTCTTTTCAGCGGGCCATAATTCTTGCTGTGGAAGGCGCAGATAATTCTTCAATATCAACTATAAACAGCGCTTTAGTAGGCTCAGAAAACGGCCCACTGTATATGATTGATATGAACAGACCGGAAGCTCAAGGGTCTTCTAATAATTGGACGGGGGGTTTCGGAATAAAGGATATGTCTTGTAATAGGACAACAGAATCTCCTTTTAGTGAAACTTTTTCTCTTACGGTCACTTTAAATGACCCAAGTTTAGTTAGAAACAGATATGAATACAATAAATTATTAACTGTTGGGTCAAACTTTCTTTTAATGTATGGTTGGAGTAGCGGTGCTCCAAATTCTTTTTTTGACAAAAATCAAAACACTTTCAGTTTAAATTTCAATGAAGATGTATATTATAACGGAAAAGATTTTAGATATGTCTTTGTGCAATTACATAAATTTGCATGGGATTTTAATAACTTAGGACAAATGGAGGGCACTCTAGATTTTGTAGCTGCACAAAACAGTGAAGTAATATTTAATATGGGCGGAAAAATGTCCTCTCTTGGCAAATCAGTGCAGTATTTTATGAATTCAAGATTGTTAGGTGGACCACCGAGGGCCGACGCGGCGATAGATAGTATTGGCACATTTAATAGAGATGGTGAAGAACAAGATGTGAGTATAGGTGAAACAACCGCAGCGGAAGCTCTGTTTGAAAACTTAGGGGGGTTAGACGAGGCAGATAATGATAACCATGCTGAGCAAACTGCTAGAATAGCTAACTTAGCTATGGTAGGGTTTTTAGGCGATGTAGATATTTTTGTAACTGCAGGTCCGGCAAGATCCGACGGCGGTCGAAAAGACAGACAAGTCCATAGAAGAATACAAGAGCTATTTGACCAGGATGCAGACCGTTTATACGGAGCCGAAGTGAAACCTAATACTGTGCTTGGTAAACTAAACGGTAATCGGGAGGCGATACTACAGCTGGCTGAAGACGAACCGGAAAGATTTAGAAGAGCATTGAATGAATCTGAAAGGCTTGAGAGAATAGGTAGTGTCGTGGACGGTTCTTTTATAGAGGACAAGTCTTCTACATGGTCACAGGCGCCCAATGGGTGGGGCGAGGGCCAAAAACTCAATATTCTGGGCCTGTCTGCTCTTTTTATACCCATAGTATATAATAGACAAACTGGTGAAGTTGATTATAGTGGCAATAGGACTAACAGAACAAGGAACGCAGGAAGAGTTAAAATTAAATGGGTAGCTCAAGACAACAAAAATAAGGCCGAAAATAAGAAATATAATTTAAGGAAATCTGGCGGTAATGCGGCGATTAAAAACGCAGAAGATTTTACGAATATATCGGAGAGTATTTCCCTTTCTGAATCAAGATTTGATAAGCTATTTTCTGGTAAAGCTTTGTTTGAATCTGGTGATTTAAATATACCTGAAAGTTATACAGAAACATTTAGAGACCTTCCAGAGGGAGTTATAATAACAAAATATGGTGTTGGCACTGCGAAACGGCCTGGACTCAATGCAGATGGAGATATTGTTAATGGCTATCAGAACAATAATTATGTATTAGGTGAAGATATAATTTACTATTATCTTGGATGGGTTGTTGAAGCTTTTAAGTATTACGAACATAAATACTCCAATAAGAGAATAAATATAGTATATTCAGAATTAGGAGAGAGCCAAATAAGCGAACCATTTGCCAGATTTCAAAACCAATTTAGAAGCAGAATAGCAAAAGAAACATCTAACGAATTGGGTGAATCGCCTTCATACGAAGCCGATTCACTTGTGGCCATACGAGATCCAAGCAGTCAGTCCGGCGACAATTATAGAGTAGAATCCAGTATTATACCATCCGCTAGACCGAAATCAAAAGAGTGGGCCGTGGACGAAAATGGCAATGCATTGCAAGGTGTTTATTACGAAGAGATAGAAAACATAGTACCCAATTTGTTGCAACCAACTGACTCTGCTTTTTTTGTATCGGGTCCAGAAGGTTCTGGATATAAAGTATTAGTTGATGAAAAATTTGATGTCTTTTTAAAATTCAAGAGAGGATTTAGATTAACTAAAGGGCAAACACTAACACCAGATACACCAAGAGATGTAAAGATAAGGCAAAAAGGTAGTAGTATTTTCTTTCCCATAGGTGTTACCTTACCCATAAAAAAGATTGTCTCCGGTGAGGACGCAGACGATAAAGATTTTAAAAATATAGATACTGTTGGGTTAAAAACAACAAGGATATCTAATACAGCAGAAGTATTATTAGATGCTGATAAAGTTGATGAAGTTTTAGATAACTCTCAAGGAAGAAGCTTTCCAGATATAATAACCAAAATATTGACAGAGTGTGTTGCCATGCCTGACCTTGGACTTGTTTTAGTGCCTTTATCCAACGGTGACTTGAGCATACAAGCCGCTGGAGCTATGTCGGCCGATGAAGTTAAATTCAACGCTGACTATAATCCCGATGTGGATAGTATTATAGCCGAAGGACAAAATTTTATTATCGACTACAGAACAAAAAACTCTTTATTAAAAAGTTTATCAGTTACTGCAAAAATGGACCCCAATATAGCTTTTCTTTATGGCGCATCTGTTAGAGGTCCAAACGGTAGAAGAGATATTTTGAAAATAATAAAAGAAAATAGGAGTAGTCTAGACCAAGAAGGAAGGGCTCCTAATCCAAATATGGTAGATTTCGGGGCATTTGCGAGAAATTATATGTTAAAGAATAGACCTAACGATGCTGATACCTTAGCGAGCATTCAAGCTTTTGAAGGACAATTATCTGGAACGGCCACCGTCGCAGCTGATGACGAAGAAACATTTAACGAGTTACTAGAATCTATACCAGAAGGTTTGTTCGCAGAATATATGTCTCAGGATTATAGCTTGTATGAAAAATTGGCAATTGAACGAATGAACAATTCAAATCAACTAAGTCAAATGTTTAGTTATTACATGAATCAACTTACAGCCACTATACATGGAACTACTGGACTAGAATGCATGCAGATTGTGCAGATAAGAAATGTGGCTGGATTAATAGATGGTTTTTATTGTATAATTGGTATAAGCGAAAAAATAGGTGTAAATGATTTTATAACTGAATTGAATTTGATGTTGGTTGCCCCTTCTACAATACTAGAGCCTACTATTGGCGCTTATTAAACCAACAATTTTTTTCAAATTTACAAAATAGACTTTTTTGTATTACAATATTATTAGGTATATTCAGGCTTTAAGTTGGAGCAAAAAATGAAATATTGGGGCGACATTGAAGAGAAAGCTATAGTTATATTCAACACTTCTGATGATGTTGAAGAAAAACATGGTGTGTATGTTACAGTTATACAACCTGCTTTCAAAAAATTGGTAGAAAATATATACTATACTTATAACTTCAACAAGATACTTACAGACTTTGACCAAATAGAACATGAGTTGGTTACTCATCTGTATGAAAAAATTGATAGGTTTGACCATACCAAAGGCAAAAAATCATACAGTTTCTTTGGTACGGTAAGCAAGAATTGGTTGATACAAAAAAGTAATAGTAAAAAAAAGATGGTCTTTATAGACAATCAAGATAAGGAGGATATGCTTCATAGCATATCTCTTATTCAAAATGACGAGCTTGAAAAGCAAAATCAATTAAGAGAATTTTTATCGCTTTTACCAGCCTATTTAAAAGATGATATTTTTGTTGATAGCCTAAATAAAGAAGATAGGTTAGTGTTAGGTGTTATATCAGATATATTAGAAAATTATGATATGTTTGATATTTATAACAAAAAACAATTGTATCTTTATATAAGAGAAGCTACTGACTTACCAAGCAGAAAGATAACTAAAACTATATCTAAACTAAAAATAAAATATAGTCAAGCCAAAATAGAAGTGTTATAGTAGATATGCAAAACATATTTAGCAATGAAGAAAATATAAAAGAATATGTTGAAAGATATCAAGAATTAATTTTAGAATACAGGTATCTTTTGGAATCGCTTTCAGAGATGGAGGCGAAAATGAAACGGATAGATAATGAGTTATTATTTATACATAAAAACTTAGAAGAAAATAATGTGAATTTTTCAGAATACGACTCAATAGAAGGTTTTGAAAAATCAGTAAAAGAGGGAAGTGATGCCGCAAACTCTTAATATATCTAGAACAATACATAGTCAAAGCCAATTTATAAAGAATGCTTCGGACAGTTCTAAAGGTCTTAACGAAAACAAAGAAATGATTTTGAGAAGAGCTGTAGTTGTAGATATAAACAGAGAGGGTTTAAACATTGGTAAAACTAATTTATCTAATCCACCATATGCCATTTGCGCTGTTATATTAGATGAAGGTGTGCATGCAAAAAGACCGGATTTGGTGAAAAAAAAGAAATGGTATCCACCTTTGTTGCCAATGACAAATATATCCATACCAGAAATTGGTGAGGAAGTTTTTATCATCAAAGAACAAAACGTAAAATCTTCTTTTGGTTATTGGGTGGGTAAAGTAAACAACTATCAATATTTAAATTATAGTGGCGCTAAGCATTGGCAAGAAAACAAAAATCAACGGTTTGCCAATGGCGAGATAGACATAGATGGAATGAGGAGAGATACACCTATAAAATCTCCTAAAAAAGACAAGTATGTAATACCAGTTTTAGATGGGGATGTTATACAGCAAGGTAGACATGGCACATATCTAAGACACTCATTTGATATTTTAAACGATCATAGCCCACTTATTGAATTCGGTGTTAACGCTCCTATAAGAAAGGGTATAAAGCCAGATAGTCCAACAATAGGTGTCACCAGAACAAAAACAATACATGCTGGACAAACTCCGTTGAGTAGGTACGTAGGAGTAAGACAACTTGTAAATAAAAATCTAAAAGCTTATGTTGGGGAGCCTTCCGATTTAGTACCATCAAACGCAAATGGTCCTCCTGTAGTTAAGAATTACGAATTAGATTATGAAAACAAATATGATTATATAATAAATTTAGCGGAAAGACACGTAAATATAAGCATACAAAGTGGGACTGGTAATTCTGTTGATGAATATTTATATAGACAAGTGCTCGGAGATAAAAACAAAGAAAGCCTACAACAAATAATAGGTGTAGTTAATCAACTAAAAAAAATAGTTGTAGAAATATATGAGTTATACAAAGACCACACTCATAATGTGTCGGGTGAAGTTTTTAATTACGAGCAAAAGATAGGAAAAAATGGAGGCGACATAAACATAGAGTTTGAAATAGAAGACCAAGATACCAAACCTATAAAAAAGCAAGATGTTTTAGTAGAGATAGATGAAAAATTTGAAGAGTTTGAAGAAACTATATTGGAAGTGAATGAAAAATTAGAGGACACATTGAGCAACACTCAATTTGTGCAATAGAATATGCCAGGCGATATAAATTTTAAATGGCCGCTGCGAAAATATTCAAGAGGGTTTCCAGACTCTCACAGAAGTTTTCAAGGTGCTATAAAAGAGGATATAAAAATATTAATCTTAACCAAAAAAGGTGAGAGGTTGATGCACCCAGATATGGGTACTAAAATTATATCTAGTGGTGGTTTGCTTTTTGAAAACATGACTAATATCTTTGAGATGCGTGAGCAGATGTATGAAGAAGTAAAAGAAACTGTGGGTAGGTATTTACCGGCAGTTACAATAACAAACCTAACTTTAGAGGACGTTAGCACAAACTCACTTTTAAACAACAACGAGTTACTTATAACGATATTATATGTTGTAACAGGCACAAATGGTTTTTCTGATAGAGTATCTTTTAGGATAAGTGAATAAGGAAGAAAAAATGGCTTCAAGAACACCAACAAAAAGTAAAAACATAAGCTATATTAGTAAAGATTTTTACAGTGTAAGAAATGATTTGCAAGAATATCTAAAAAGATATTTTCCAGACACCATTCAAGACTTCAATGAAGCTTCTGGTGGCATGGCTATACTAGAGCTTATGGCTTACGTAGCAGATATACTAAGCTTTCAGATGGACAGGACAGTAAACGAAAATTTTATTACAAGAGCTGTTGAAAGAAAAAACATACTATCTCACGCTAAGGGTTTCGGCTATGTTTCAAAATCGGTGGTGCCTGCAACAGCCGACATAACGGTATCAGCTACTTTTGAAAAAGCAACGTCAGCTGAAACAGTTTTTTCCGTCAATGCAGGGACTAGGTTGACAAGCAAATTTGAGCCAGCAAACTTTGAGCTAATAGAAAGAGCAGATTTTTCTTCGGATCATAACAGAGAGGTTGTATTTGATGATGGTACTTTTGTCACATATTCTATTAGTGGTGTTAGAGCAATGTCTGGTCGCACAAAGACATTCAAATATAAAACACCAGACGAGCCGCGGCCTTTTCTTGGAATTACCCTACCAGATAGGTTGGTGACAGAGGTATCCTCTGTTGTTGATAATGATGGAGTTGAATTTGCTGAAGTGGATAACCTCTCAACAGATGCTATTTTTATTGGTGACTCAAATGTGCAAGAAAATGACGACGGCGCTACACACATTATGAAAATGAAAAAAGTGCCTAACAGATATGTTTTGGAAAGAGAAGTGGACGGCACTTTGACAATAAGATTCGGTGCAGGACGAAGTGCGGTGGAGGACTCAGAAATATTATTAAATCCCGAAGATTTTGTTTTACCCCCAAAACTAAAAGGGTATGTAGATGGCTTTCCATCAATGGCGTTGGACACAACAAACTTCCTAAAAACAAAATCTTTAGGCAACCTACCTAAACCAAATAGCATAATTAATATAAGGTATAGAGTCGGAGGAGGGGTTGCAACAAATATAGGTGCCGATGTTTTGACTAAATCAGTTGAAACTTTAGTTACATATGCTAATCCTGATGTTGTAAATACGTATCCTAATCAAATATCAAATATTGAGCAATCTATAACCTTTAATAATCCAGAAGCCGCTTATGGGGGTGAAGACGCAGAGTCTAACGAGAGCATTAGAATGAACGCTATAAGTAATATGAATGCTCAAAATAGATGTGTTACTTTGGAAGACTACAAAATAAGAGCTATGTCTATGCCACCCGAATTTGGCACTGTTTTTAGACTGTCGGCAAGAAAAGACCCCTACAAGCTATCGGGCGTAGAGCTTATAACCATAAGTAGAAATAGCGAAGGGCATCTAGCGCAAACAGATATTGTTTTGAAAAACAACATGGAAACTTATTTGAAAAAATACAAAGGAGTCTCTGACAGCATAAGAATATCTGACGCTAAAATTGTTAACATAGGCGTTAACTTTACATTATACCCATCCGCCGGTTTTAACAAACAACAATCGCTGGTTACTTGCATTATCAACATAATGAATTATCTAAAAACTGAAAACATGGACATTGGATCTGTATTGTCTATTTCAGATTTGTTGAGAAATTTACAAAACTTAGATGAAGTAGCAGCTATACCATCACTGAAAATATTGAATTTAACTGGCGAAGAAAATAGTAGGACATACTCTTCATATTCTTTAAGCATGGACAACATAACAAGAAACAATATAGTTTATTTCCCTGCTGATATTGTGCCAGAATTAAAATATCCAAACTTTGACATACAAGGCACACTAGCTTAAGAGATTATAAATGGCACAATCAAGAGCATATTCAAGTAAAGATACATTTATTTCAGAGACCAGCCTTACTGCAAATAATGGGGCCAATCCTGTGTTGGAAGTGTATAACAAATACACTCCACTTACAGGCAAAAAAGAATGGGCAAGAATACTAATTCAATTCCCTTTGGAAGACCTAAAAGAAAAAATAGAAAACAAAACTATAGGTGATCCAAGAGAAGATAACACAGCTTCAGCCTTCATAAACATGAAAAATGTTATGCATGGAGAGGAAATAGCTACAGACTTTGATATATGGGCACTACCATTAACCGCATCTTGGGTAGAAGGTAGAGGTTTAGATTCTGATGATTACTTATATGAAGATGCCGCTAATTCACTATACGCAACTAACACAACATTGTGGGCTGACTATGCCGGTGGTGCTTCTGGTGGCAACGTAATATTGGGAGCGCATAATAAAGAATGGGATAGTAATTCTGCCAGTCAATATTTCGAGCATGGTGAAGAAAACCTTAAGATAGATATAACAGAGTATTTTAAAGAATACCTAAATGGCGCTAGTGCTAATTATGGTTTTATGATTAGAATGTCGGACGCACAGGAATCTAAAACTATACAAGACACAATCGATGCCGGTGTCATTCAAAGTTATATGACAACCAGCTGGAATACCAAAAAGTTTTACTCAAGAGAAACAAACACATCCAACGCTCCTTATTTTTCTGTTGAGTGGGATAACAGTATAAGAGATGATAGAAATATTTTACAGTTTTCTAACAATGGTAGTTTGTTTTACTATAACTTTCAAAATGGCAATCTTGTTGACTTAGACGGAACTGGTAAGTTTCCAGGCCATGTTACACTAAGTGCTGACGGTGTTTCTATCAGCCCCACAAATCTTACAGCTTCAAGGGTTGCTGTTGGAACATATAAAATAAACATAGGCACAGCACAAAACGATTTAGAAGATTCTTTAACGGGAATTAACATTGCCCTCAGCGCAACGGAAAACTTTGTTGACAACTGGACAATAACTTCTGACCAAGAAGCGTTGAATCTGAGCAAGACATTTAATTTCAATGTTAGCTTACCTACAGTTGATGCTCAAAGATATTATGAAATAAGTAAGTATCCTATTAGGTTGCCAAACTTACAAAACTCTTACGAAAAAGGTACTAAGTCATTTATAAAAGTATTCATTAGAGATGCTTCTACAAGATTACAATCGGTGACGGGCATGAGTAATAGTTTAAATACTCATACTTGCACAAATGGTAAGTTTGAAATAAGAGAAAAAATAACTGATCTAGTTGAAGTTTCTCAAGATAATTTGTCATACGATGAAAATGGCAATTACTTTTTGTTGGATACAGAAAACTTATATAGAGGGATGGAATATAAGCTAGTATTTACACTTAATATAAATGGTCAAACTTTTGTTTACGACGAACCAGAAATTTGGTCTTTCTATATAAAATAGGGGTTGATGTATGCCTTACGGGTTTAGTTTAGAAGATTTAACAAAGTCACTATCTGCTATTGGCTCAACCAGCGGTGAGTATACCTCAAACGCTATAACCGGAGTCGCAGCAAACAAAACAATTCCATTGTTGAATTATTTTGACTTTTCAGAGCACACACTTTTTGGTAACGCTAAAAAGAAATTAGATAGAGGTATATTCAGATTATTGAATGAATACCCTATAGGTTTATCTGGTACCCTTTATAGTGATACAGCAAATCTTTCTGCCACAAATATATTGCAAGTAGACGAGTATAAGAAAAAATCAAATGGATTTGACTTGTGGTTACTAAAGCAATTCGGAAAATCTTCTACTTCTTTAGATTCGGCTTATAATAGTTTAACTGCTGGTGCCGTAAATGATGACGGAGAGATTGTGCCGCTAGTTATCATTCACCGAAACGAAATAAACGAATTAACAAGCAACACACAGCAGGACATAAGAGAATTTTTGGAGGAAAACGCTACAAGATTTGAAGAAGAAAGTATTTCTTTAATTGAAGTAACGCCAGGTACTTCTTACAGCTACTTCATAAACACTGATGGCACAATAGAAAATCAAAACATAGTTTTTGAGGATTTATTTGAATTACCAATAAACAGAGCGCAAAGCATAAACAATATGTTACCAGAGATACTTTTCAATGGTGATGAAGAAGGTAATCTAGAAAACCTTATAGGTGTTTTGGCTGAAGAAATGGATTTGTTACATTCTTACGTAGACCAAATGCAGTTTATCAAAAAAGCTTCATACGAAGAGTATAACACAACACCAAGAAAGATGTTGCCTGTTATTGCTGCTGAGTTTGGAGTGGAGTTATATGATTCTGCTGCTGATAAAGGCATACAGCAATGGCTTATAGAATCCACATCAGGTGCAACAGCAAGAGAAGTTACTGATGAAATTTGGAATAGAATTGTAAATTCTATACCTCACTTACTAAAAGAAAAAGGAACTGTTGAAGCCTATAAAGATATTGTAAG